ATACTAAGAGGTAGAATGTACGAAGCTACAAAAGAATACTTACGAGGACAGAGAGAAAAGCATATTGCAAATGCAGAAATTATGCTGAGTAATCCTGTCGGTATTGGTGAGCATTCTGATGTAGTGGATTCAATTGTAAAAGAGCTTGAGCAAGTTGCACACTTTGAAGACATGCTCAATGCATTAAGAAATCATTTTCAATAAAGGAGGACTATGAATTATATAGCAAACCAAGATCAATATTCTAGACTTTTAACCAAAGATGAGTACAGAACTTTTACAGAATATCTTGATGATAATTATGAAGAACTGTATTCAAATAAGGTTGGATATATGGTCGAGAAGATTGATGATAAATTCAAGATAACTTTAACAGATAATACGATTATATCTTTTGAAGATATTTTTAAATAAACTATTGACTTTTATAAGGAGATCGTTTATAATACAGTTCACAACAAAGCCAAAAAAGGAGAAATAAATATGGCAATACAAGAAGGAATAGCCTATTGGGCTAGTGTAACAACTCCAAACACTAAGTTTGAGCCTGTGTATACAGTAGACTTAGTATTGGAGGATTCAGTCGCTGATGACTTTGAAAGACGAGGATTCAAAGTAAAGAATCTTACTGTCAATGACGAAGTTGTTGGTCGGTCTGTGAACTTTAAAAGAAAAGTGAATGGTCCTAATGGGATGATTCGCAAAGCACCAATGCTTGTTGATGCTAACAAAGTCCCTATGGATGAGTTAGTAGGCAATGGTTCTAGAGTTAAAGTTCAATATAATGAATGGGAAGTTTCTAACAAGTATGGAAACTTTAAAGGGCTTGACTTTCAAGCTATGCAAGTTATTGATTTAGTTCAGTATAAATCAGGAGATGGTGCTGAATTTGAATCAATTGAAGGTGGCGAGGAGTTTTAACTATGATTATTACTATTAAAAGTGACGAAGGGGTTGAAACAAACTTCGACATCAATTTGATTAGTGACGAACAGAAAAAGCAGGAAGCTACTGTTATTGTGCAAAAGGTCGGTAATTTGCAAGTCACTATCGAAGCTCTTGATTTTGCTTCAAGAACACATCGAGCTAACTTAGAACAGTTGCTTGTAGGTTGCGATGAAGCTAAAGTCGTAGAGCAAGAGGAGGCTACTGAAGAAGAAACATCTTCAGATCAGTAGCTAATACAAACTAAAGCACTCTGAAATATGGGTGCTTTTCTTTTCAAGGGTCAACTATGGAAAACAAATTAAAATTTATAAAGTATCATCAACCATGTCCATCATGCAACAGTAGTGATGCACTTTCAGTTAATGAAGATGGTTCAGCTAAGTGTTTTAGTTGTGATGAATTCTTTCCAAACTTAGAAAAAAATATGAGTACAGATTCTTTTATAAAAGCTCCTACAGTTAAAGAAACTGTAAGAGAACTTAATGCTCATGGAGGAGTATTTGCAAAACTATCAGATAGAAATATTGCGAAGGAAACAGCAGAGAAGTACGGAGTTAAAGTTGTTTATGATCAAGCCGGTCAATTAGCTCAACATATATATCCATTGTATATTAATAATGAGTTGACAACTAATAAGGTTAGATACATTAGAGATAAGAAATTTTCTTTTGATGTGTCCCCTTCAGGTGTAGGATTGTTCGGACAACAACTCTTTAAAGAGGGTGGTAAATATCTTACCATTACAGAGGGAGAGTGTGATGCGATGGCTGCCTATGAACTACTTGGTAGTAAGTGGGCAGTCGTATCAATTATCAGAGGTGCTCAGTCTGCTGTTAAAGATATTAAAGAGAACTTAGAATATGTAGAAAGTTTTGATAATATTGTTATTTGTTTTGATAAAGATAAACAAGGAATAGAAGCAGCTAAAAAAGTAGCAACTATAATTAAGCCGGGAAAAGCAAAGATTGTAACTTTACCTAATGGTTATAAAGATGCAAATGACATGTTGAAAAAGGCTAAGTTTAAAGAATTTACAACTGCATGGTGGGATGCGAAAACATATACTCCAAGTGGTATCATTAGAGTATCTGAAAAACAAAAAGCATTTTTAGATCGTGAGAAAAAAGAGAGTGTCCCCTATCCTTGGAAAGGTTTGAATGAAAAACTTTACGGACTTAGACAGGGAGAGTTAGTAACTCTGACAGGTGGTACAGGACTTGGTAAGTCAAGTATTACAAGAGAGTTAGAACATTGGCTCGTCAAAAACACCAATGACAATGTAGGAATCATAGCATTAGAAGAAGATTGGAGAAGAACTGTTGATGGTATTCTTTCAATAGAAGCTAATGCTAGATTGTATGTTGATCAAGAACGAGAGAAATTTAATCAAGATACGTTGATTGATATGTTTGATAAAGTATTTGCAGATGATAAAGTATTTATCCATGCTCACTTTGGAACAAATGAAATTGATGATATCTTTGCGAAGCTCCGATATTTAATCGTGGGCTGTGATTGTAGATGGGTTGTGGTGGACCATTTACATATGTTGGTGTCTGCGTTAGCAGAAGGCGATGAGAGAAGAGCTATTGACAATATTATGACTAGACTTAGAAGTTTAGTTGAAGAGACCGGTGCAGGTCTTATACTTGTGTCCCATCTAAGACGTGTAGATGGTAACAAAGGACATGAGAATGGTATTGAAGTTAGCCTCTCTCATCTTCGTGGCTCAAACAGTATCGGTCAGCTTAGTGATTGTGTAATAGCCTTAGAAAGAAACCAACAATCCGATGATCCTGAAGTTGCTAGGACAACAAGATTAAGAATACTTAAATCTAGGTACACTGGAGATGTTGGGATGGCTACCTCACTGATCTATGACAAAGATACAGGTAGATTATCTGAGGTATTTGATAATGAGTTTAATATTGAAGACGATATTATAAACTCTTTTTAGGATATAATTATGGAATTAGTATTTGATATAGAAACAAACGGATTACTTTGGGAATATACAGCAAAGAATTCAGAAACAGGAGAGATGGAAACACATCCTGCTGCTGATACTATTTGGTGTATCGTTGCCATTGATGAGAATAATAAAGTATATTCATTTGATCCTACTCAAATTGACGAGGGCATTGAGTTTCTAAAGTCAGCCGATACTCTAGTTGGTCACAACATCATTGGCTTTGATCTCCCTGCAATTAAAAAACTAAAGCATGTCGATCTTTATAAACATGTTAAAGTTCTTGATACCTTGACCCTATCAAGACTGTTACACCCAACAAGAGATGGTGGACACAGTTTAGAGAAGTGGGGATGGAAGCTCAATTGCCCTAAGTCAGACTCTCCTAGTTTTAAATCTTACAGTAAACAAATGATGGACTACTGTATTCAAGATGTAAAATTAAATAAGTTAATCTTAGAAAAACTTAGAAAAGATAGTGCAGGATTTAGTAAAGATTCTGTTGATCTTGAACATGAATCATGTAGAATATTATCTGATCAAGAGTTTAATGGTTTCTTATTTGATGAAAAGAATGCTACTCTTTTACTAAGCTCTTTGAATCAAAGAAAGAAAGAGGTTGAAGATGAGGTACACAATACATTCAAACCTAGAATGGTTGATGTTAAAAGAGTGTTCCCTAAACTTAAAAAAGATGGTACACTATCTAAGTCAGGACTAACTGCTGAAGAGTATGAAGCTAGAAAAGATACAAACAATATAGATTCTTTTATGCGACAAGAGTTACAGGAGTTTAATCTTGGAAGTCGTAAACAGATTGGTGAATACTTAATTGACTTTGGTTGGAAACCTAAAAGATTTACAGCTACAGGTCAGCCGATTGTTGATGAAGGTACATTAAAAAAGATATCTCATATCAAAGAAGCTCAGTTGATTGCTGAGTTTTTACTTTTACAAAAACGAGCTGCCCAAGTAGAGTCTTGGATTGATGCTGTAAAATCAGATGGTAGAGTTCATGGTTCTGTAATATCAACAGGAACGATTACAGGTAGAATGGCTCATAGAAATCCTAACATGGCTCAAGTACCAGCAGTCTATAGCCCTTATGGTAAAGAGTGTCGAGCTTGTTGGACTGTCCCTGAAGGTTACAAACTTGTAGGTGTAGATGCAAGCGGATTAGAATTAAGGATGTTAGCACACTACATGGCTGACGAGGAGTATATAAATGCAATTATCAACGGAGATATTCACACAACTAACCAAGAGTTTGCTGGACTTGAATCAAGAGATCAGGCAAAAACTTTCATCTATGCCCTCATCTACGGTGCAGGAGATGCAAAAATTGGAAGCATCATTAAAGGAAGTAGATCAGAAGGTAAGCAGTTGCGAGAACGCTTTTTTGGTAGTTTACCAACACTTAAGTCTCTTAAAGAACGAGTTGATAGAGCAGCGAAGAAAAGATTCTTAAAAGGTTTAGATGGTCGTAAGATATATGTACGACATGAACATGCTGCTTTAAATACTTTATTACAAGGTGGTGGTGCTGTTGTAATGAAACAAGGAATGAGAATGCTAGATGAAAGATTACGTTTAGCTAATCTAGATTATAAGTTTGTTGCAAACATACACGATGAATGGCAAATCGAAGTAAAAGAATGCCAAGCTAATCGGGTAGGGCAACTTGCTGTTGAGAGTATTGTAGATGCCGGTCAATACTTTGACATGCGTTGCCCTCTTGATGGTGAATACAGAGTAGGGAGGGATTGGAGTGAAACACATTAATATTCCTGATAATTATATTAGAAGAAAAACTTCTACTATAGATTTTGGATATGAACTAAGTGAGATAAAAGGATATTTAAAACCAATACCTTTTGAACTTAAATGCTTAAGGAAAGCAGAAAACAAAATAAAAAAAGGAGAATCAACTAGAAAAGTAGCTGAGTGGTTATTTTTAGAAACAAACAGATACATAAGTCATATGGGTTTGTGGAAACACATTACTAAGAAAACTGAAATAGACTTTACAGAGCTTTGCGATAAGCAACCTGATGGTTATGTTTATATTCTTACTAATCCTGCATGGTCTGATTGGGTTAAAGTAGGCAGAGCTGTCAACACTAAAGATAGATGTAGTCAGTTTCAAACTTCATCACCTCATAGAGATTATAAAATGTATTTTAAAAGAAAGTTTAAGCTACATAAACAAGCAGAAGACACAGCACATGAGTTATTAAGAAAAGAATCTCTTGACTTTAATAAAGAATGGTTTAAAATAGATAAAGATAAAGCAAAAAAAATAATAAAAAATATATGAAAAAATCAAATAAACATCTTGACACATTAGTTCCTGATATATATAATAAGATTAGTGCCTTATCAAAAGGTAAGTCTATTCGTATCCCTAAAAAACTTTTGGATAAGTTTAGTGAGGACATGACCGAAGCTCTTGTTGAGTGGGCTACTCCTAGAGGAGCAAACAAAGCTACTGCTAACAATCTTAGGATGTCTAACATTGGTAAGCCTGATCGTCAGCTATGGTTTGATATGCATGAAGAAAAGGATACTGATTCTGAACTTCATCCTAGCACTCTAATTAAATTCTTATACGGACATTTACTAGAGGTTCTACTCTTATTCTTTGTTCGTCTTGCAGGGCATAGTGTTGATTCAGAACAGAAAGAAGTTACTGTTAGTGGAATCAAAGGACACATGGATTGTAAGATTGATGGCGAAGTTGTTGATATCAAATCAGCTTCAGGTTATGCCTTTAAAAAATTTAAAGAAGGTACTCTAGCAGAGCAAGACAACTTCGGATATCTAGCACAATTAGCAGGTTATGAAGCATCTGAAAAAACTGATGCCGGTGGTTTTTTGGTTATTAATAAAGAAACAGGAGAGCTTACTTTCTTTCAGCCGGAAGATTTAGATAAGCCTAATATTAAACAAAGAATTACAACGATTAAAAAGGCTGTCAAGAAAAAGACACCTCCTGATTTTTGTTATCCTACAGTTCCTGAAGGTAAGTCAGGTAATATGAAACTAGCTAGAGAGTGTACTTATTGTCCTTATAAATATAAATGTCATAAAGATAGTAATGAAGGTAAAGGACTTAGAGTATTTAATTATGCAAAAGGACCTATTTATTTTACTAAAGTTGTTAAAGTTCCAAACGTTGAGGAAGTACTATGAATGGTAGAAAAGCTAAAAAGATTAGAAACAAATCATTATTATTGTTAGTTGATTGGGTAAAAGGTTTAGTATCTGATGCTGAAAAACAGAACGTTGATATAAACAAGGCTAAAGATTTATTACCTACTGATACTCATTTTTATGCTAATCAACAAATAATGTTGTCTGCTTATTCTTTAAAGTGGATTGTAAAAAAAGTAAAAAGATTATCAAAAGTAAAAAGTATTAATAATATAACCATAGAGGATTTAAATAATGATAAAAACTGAATTAGAATTAGCACTAATAACAATAGGTAAAATATTAGAAGATAAAGAAGAATCATTAGAAAACTTTGATTCACAAATCTTAACAGACTTGTCTAATGTTTTATCTTTAGAAGTTCAATCAAGATTAGATAGGAGTATACATTGATTTATAAATTTGAAGAGAATACTCACATACAAGAACTAGAAGACTATATAAATAGTACTTATAGTCAGCATTATGCTACAGATAAATATCAAGCAACTGATGTCATTATTGATTCAGGACATGGTGAAGGTTTTTGTATTGGTAACATTATGAAGTATGCAAAACGATACGGAAACAAAGAAGGAAAGAACAAAAAAGACTTGTTAAAAATATTGCATTATGGTATAATAATGCTTTATGTACATGATACGGAGAACAGCTAATGGTTGAAGATAAGGTTGGACCAAAAGAATACTTAGGAATAAAAATTAATTATGACAATGAAAAAAGATTAGATAAGTTTAGTCTTGATACATTGAGAGATAGATATTTTACAGGAGAAGAAACCCATGCCCAAGAAGCATTCGCAAGAGCCTCA